TTACGCTTGCTTTTCTGATTTGGAATTGCGGTCGGATTTATTTTTGGAATTGGAGTAGGCGAAAACATTTAAAATTTTCTTTGTGAGCTCATCTGCGTGGTCTTTGAGAGTGTGCTGGTAAATTCGTTGGAGGGTTTCAACATTTTCCCAACCGCCTATCTCGGCTATGTATTTGTCGGGGATTCCTTGAGCGTGCAGTTCGGAAGCAAAATAATGGCGCAACGAATGAAATTTGAAATACGGTAATTCGGAATTCTTTCGGCACTTTTTGAAATGGTCGTCAATGATGCCCGGATTGATACCGAAGTGATTCCATTTAAGACATTCTTGTATCAGTTCTCTGTCGAGTGGGACAACACGGTTGCCGGCGAAACTTTTCGGAGTGCTTTTCAAGCACCAGTTTTTATTTGAGTCCTGAACAACCGCCTTACTGATTGAAACACCGAAGTCTGTAAAATCGTCAGGAGATAGGGCAGATATCTCAGAACGGCGTAAAGATCCGTGACTTGCGAGCAACACGGGAACTCTAACATAATCGTCGCAAAAGTCAAGCAATGTGTTGATTTGTTCTGTTGTCGGCACGGCAACTTCAACTTTTTGTTTTTGCGGAAGTCTGATTTTGGATAAATCCAATTGACGATAATACACACTCATTACGGCGTGAAACAATCCGTATATATTTCTAACACTCTTAGGAGAATGTGTAACTGCAAGTTCACTTACGGAAGCTTGAACAAGTTCGGCGGTGATGTTCCTCAGCTTCATCGGCATAAGCAATTGCAAATATTTATTTTGGTATTGCTCATAACCCCTAATTGTTGACGGACTTGAAACACCTTTCTTGGTGCCTATGTATCGTTCATATGCCTCTTTAAGCGTGAGGTCGTCATAACTTGCCGAACTTCTCTGCCTGTTGTGGCTGAACTCCATTGCCATGTACTCGGCTTCTTTTTTCGTTTTGGCTGTAAATGACTTGTAGTGCCATTTACCGTTTTCGTCTTTGTAGTCAGGTACTAAAACACGATAATTACCCGATTTCAGTTTCTTGGCTTTTGCCATAATATCATCTCCTGTAATGTGGTATCGGTTTTTCGTTCCAGCGATATGAGCCGACACCATTTTATACCATCCCTGTACTGTTCCAGCAGTACGGGGATTTTTTATTTAATATTGATGTTTGAGAGCAAATTCAAGATAATCTTTGTAAGTAGGGTCAAGTCTATGTTTATAACAACTTTTGATAAAATACGCAAGTTGTGTGAAACCGTCCTTTTTTTGATGTTCAGCGGCATACTTTGCAGGATAAGTAAGAATTGCATCACCATACCACACAGCAGCTATTTTTATATAATGTAAATCATCAATTTTAGAACTACTAAATGAGCGATTGTGTAACTCATAGAGTGCACAAAATCGTTTAACAGAAGTTGATTGAACAAGATATTCAATTTTATGATGTTCAAAATCACGGTCAGTAAAAGCAAAATAAACAAGATTGCTTGAATAATCAAGTTCACTCGTTGATTCTTTAGGAAGTGTCTTTAATCTAATAAAGTCGATATATTTATGCCTAAAATGGTCATAATCAAATGTTTCAATTTGTAAAGTTTCCATTATTGTTGCAACGGTTTTTCTGTTTGGAAAAAGTCGATTAAATTGGCTTGGATTTTCAGACATACTTCTAAAAAAAGTAACTATCCAAGGTGCAATAAAAAGAATATTAAAAGCCTCAGGGTGTGATTTCCATAACTTTGTCGTAAAAAAAGCCATATACATTGCTATAATGACAAAAACTACAGCAAAGTTAGTATAATAAGTAAAAAAATATTTTATATCTTCCCAAGCATCTTTAAAATTAAATCTACTTTGAATTAAGATATATATATATGCTATCAATAAAAAGCATATAGACAAACCCACAGTAATTCCACAAAATTTTAATATTTCCATATCTACCTCTCATTTCTTGACAATATATGTCAATTGATATAAAATAATATTTAAGAGGTGCGTGTTTATCTCTCACCCTTTTTTTTTAAGCCGTCTGTTGGTGCGAACAACAGACGGTTTTCTTTATATATTTGCTTTTGTAACCCATAATATTTACGAGGTGATTTTTAATTATGGATTACAAAAAGTATCAGAAGTCCCGAAATATGTCGTGGGAAATCCTGCTGAAAGAAAATGTACGAGAACTGCCTGTTAATATCGTTGAGCTGTGTCGCAAGCTCGGCATTGCAGTAAAGTATTATGACAAGTTGGAGCAGGGCAATGACGGTAAATGCACCGTCATTAACAATCAGCCTATCATACTTGTACGGCCAGACTGCAACCGACAGCGAAAACGCTTTACCGTTGCTCACGAGCTCGGACACATTATGCTTGGCCATGTTGGAAAGTATGAGCTTGTCAACCGAGAAATATCGCCGAATGACAACCCAATTGAGCAGGAAGCGAATGTTTTCGCAAGCAGGCTACTTGCACCGGCTTGTGTGTTGTGGGGATTAAAGGTCCAAAGTGCTGACGAAATATCTCAGCTATGCGATATAAGTCCAACTGCAGCGGAATACCGCTGGCAAAGAATACAGGAACTCTACAAGCGGAACAAGTTTTTAGTTGCTCCGCTTGAACGGGAAGTTTTCAATCAATTCCAAAAATTTATTTCAGATCATCAACATCAGGCAAATCCATAAGTCTTTGCAAATCGTCGTCTGTTACGGTAGTTGTTTTGAAGCTACCATCACGGGCGGCGGTTTTTATTTGATATACCTTATTAGTATAGTTGCCACTGCCCAATAAATCTTCTGAATATTCAAGAAGTTTATTTTTTCCAAAATTATTTAATGCTTCATAGTTAGCAATCAATTTTTCTTTATGTGAATTTGATTCATCATCAAAGTTTACAAGGTCTGAAAAATTAACATCAAATATTTCACACATCTTTGCAACTAATTCTATATCGGGAGAATTTTTGCCTTTAACCCAATTAGTAACAGCCGCTTGCGATACACCTAATAATTCAGCAAATTTCTTTTGAGAAATATTTTTTTCTTTGAGTAAAGAAATTATATTACATTGTAATCTCTCTCGAATATCACTCATTGATTATCACCTCAACATTATATTAACACGCAAAATTCAATTTGTAAAGATAATTATTAAGAATTTCTTAATAATTTTTTTGAAAAGCTATTGACAATTAAGAATAACTTAATTATAATAAAGATGAATTAAGAAAATCTTAATTTTTAATGAAGAAAGGGGGCTTGGCTCTATGGTATGGAAAGCTCTTGCCAAATATATAAATGACCGAGGAATCATGCAAAGTCACCTTGCTCAGGTTACCGGAATGACTACTCAGCAGATTTGTAACATTCTCAACGGCAAAAGAAAACTTGATGTGGAAGAGTACATAAATATATGCAGAGCATTGGGTGTGCCTTGTGATTATTTCATTGAGCGTAAAACAGCATAAACCAAAGAACCGATACCACATTACAGGAAAATAACTGCAAGGGGGTGAGAAGAATGTTTGCTAAATACATTAAAAGTAGGAACTACAAAAAAGGTAAACACGATGTTGTTATACGCTTGAATAATTTCAGTAGTGACAATCAAAAAGAAGATGTGATATGGGAAATAAAACAATTGATGAGCCGTATAAACCATATATCCGAAAGTAAGATAAACTACAAAATAAAAATCGGCTGAACATAAAGCTCAACCGATTTGATGCTATCAGTTATTCGACACTGTAAAGAGAATCATATGAGACATCAATAGGGTCGGTGTCATTACAAGCCTCTATAAATAAAGAAGTTGGTACATCATATTTAGGGTCTTGTTCCAAAATTGACAAAGTTGCATAAATCATGCCGTCATCTTTCATCAACTTTACTTGTTCATATAATTCTGAAACCTTAACTTTAATCGCAGACATATTCTCACCTCCTCTCAGATTATAAATAATATCACGAGTTGAGATGAAATACAAGTTAAGTAAACAGCGTAAAGAACCGATACCACATTACAGGGAAATAACTGCAAGGGGGTGAGAAGAATGGGCGACATTATCATATTGATACTTATGATTATTCTCGCAGTTTCCAAAACTATAGAGGCGGTACTAACCTTTAATGAAGTATGTGAAGATCGTTCCAATAATCATTGCAACAATCTCAACGATAGTTCCGATGATTTTCCAGAAAGACGGTTTCTTATACCACGGCTTCTTATTGCAGGAATTTGCATCGGTACGACTGTCGGATACGGAATCATAGTAGTTAAAGAAATCTTTCTGTAAGCGTTTGAGAATGTTTTCAGCAAGTGCTTCACTGCTTTTGAAATCAATAGGCAGGCATACGGTGACGGAAATGCTGTCGGGAGTGAATGAGGCGGTAATATAATCATCATTCTTTGAAAAATCAAATGCGAAAAATTCAAAGGTTTTTACATTAAGATTTTTAGGAATGTCATTTATATCCACCGAAACGGTTGTGTTATTGGAACAGTATGTAAAGGTACATTTGCAGGAATCAAAAGGAACACGGCTTTTTATAAGGTCGTAAATCTCAGACAATGTCTGAGCAGTAAATTTGTTATAGCTGTCTGATGACAGATGTGCAGTAGCTTTATATTTTGTGTTCATAATCAAACCTTCTTTCGGTTTGATTATAACATAACGGTCAAGACAGAACCGATACCACATTACAGGGAAATAAAAGTAGGGAGAATCATTATGAACAAAATCAGAGTAAGAATTAAAGACCTAATCAAAGAGCTTCAGATGTTGGAGAAAGACGGCTACGAATGTGCCGACATCACTATTGAAGAAGCCGAAGAAGGCATTCCGGCTCGCATTATGCTCAGCGACTACGGCTGTGTATTTGAATGCAAAGGGGGAGATGACAATGAAGATGATTAAAGTAAAAATTGATACCTTAATCAGTAAACTCGAGGAGATCAAGGCAAGCGGACACGAAACGGTGTATTTGTCTATTGTTGAAGGTGTGCCAAAACACAAGATCCCAGCTCATGTTGACCTTGATGCAGACAAGGATTTTCGTTGTGTGCTCGAGGTGAGAAAGTGAACCGAATTACAGTAAGGATTGATGACCTAATCAATCAGCTTAACGAATTAAAACGAGAAGGTGCTGAAAAAGTTTTGCTCGAAATTGAAGAAGGTGTTGCAGACCCCGAGGAGAATTGTCCGAACAGGATGAATCTGATGCCTGCATATCATCCGAGTGAAATTTTTTTGGAAGTTTATGAAAGCGACTAAAGCAAAAGCCGATACCAGATTACAGGAATAAATAATGAAAGGGTGAGAAGAATGCCGAGAAAATTAGCTAAGCCCGAGGACCAAATGAAAAGGCAGCTGATTGCCAACATCCAGTACGAAGCAGAAATCAGAAGTATTGACCGTGAAGGACAGGCTCTTGTGGCACATTGCTCTGAGGGTACATACAGGAAAAGAATTAAAGATCCGGGTACTTTTACGGTGGAAGAGCTGTCGAGGCTTGCCAACAAATTCGGCATACCTATTCAAAACCTTTTCAAGGCGAGGGTGGTAGCTGATGAATGACAAAACACTTGACGACCTCAATGATATGGCAAAAAGGTGGATTGACGGAGAGGTCAATCATCTTGAGGTTGTGTCGTTGAAATTGTTTGACCGTTTGTTGGTGCTGGAACTCGCTAATGCCTATTCTATGTGCAAGGTTGGTTTGTTATCTGAGAAGTACACTGCCGCATATAAATTAAAATTCTTTCAGGAGTATCGTGAACTAAAGCTCAAGACAGAATTTTTGCTTGTCCAACAGGAACAACAGATTGACTCTGTGAGAAATGCAAGTGTAACGCTTTCGGAAGTTTGCAAAGAGTACGGTAAAGATGAGGTTGACCTCGTCAAGCTGTGCGAATTACAGGCAAAGGCAATTGATGAGCTGACACATGAGAATGTACATATCAAGCTATGGAACTCAGTCAGAGCATACAAAAAGCCTAAAGATTACGCAAGACGGCATATGAGCAAGATTGTTGACGAGCTTATAGAACGGTTCGGAAGTAAGGTGCCGTTTGAACAGGTTGTTATGTCGTATCTCAACGCTTGTCTTAGTGACAACCGAAAAGAGATGTGGGAACAGCTGACAGGCGACGATTACCCCACGAAGGCAAGGCAGCAGCTGCCGGTTAAGGACTGCAATGCCAAAGGCGAGCTTGAATCAATGAAGAAACATTACGGCATCAGAGCCGAAAGAAAAATTGTAAAGGAGAACAATAAAAATGATTTTCGGAAATTGGAAGAGCAAGGGAGAGTACAAAGCTAATTGTGCTAAGCAGGAACAAGACATCAACAGACTTAATGAAAGAATTGATGACTCAGAAAATGTTGAAGCTATCCAGCTCGGAATTATTGACCGACTCAAGGCAGAAAACAACGAACTCAGAGCCGAAATTGAGAGGCTCAAAACAGAAAATCTGACACAGGGCTTTGAGTGTGTCGGAGTATCGGCAATATGAATGTAATTGTAATTATTTGTATCGTCTGCCTTGTTTATCATATCATCTTTAAACTTGCGAAGGTGATGTATTTAATATCGCTTGACGATGAAGAAAGAATGATATGCCAAATATACTGCATTTGGCCTAATTGGCTAACCATATTTGCGACTGTTGATATACTTATGAGATTTATTCTTATCATTGATGTAGGCATATTGTGCATATGGGCAATTATGGCTCTATTGTCTTAGTAAGGAGAATGGAAGTAAATGAAAGTTTATCAGTGCGATTGTTGTAACAAAGTTATCACAGATCCGTACACAGTTAAAATGAAGGAATTTTATGTAGGAATTGATATTGAGTACTTTAGTCAGATTGGAATTCCTATCGAAAGTAAGAGGAAAATTAAAATACATCTATGTGATGATTGTTACAAAGGCTTGCATGTTATCGCCGAAAAAAAGGAGCGTGAAAAGTAATGGAAAGAAAACCGACATTGACTACGATTGCAATTGAAAAATTGCATCCGCACCCCAACAACCCTCGTAAAGTTATCGGCGATGTGTCGGAACTTGCCGAAAGCATTAAGGCGAACGGCATTCTTCAGAACCTCACGGTGGTGCCGATGAATGACGATTGGACGGAGTTTACCGTAATTATCGGACACAGAAGATTAGCAGCGGCAAAGCAGGCAGGCTTGACCGAACTGCCGTGCGCTGTTGTTGAGATGACTGAAAAGGAGCAGTTATCTACGATGTTGACCGAAAATATGCAGCGGTCCGACTTAACCGTATATGAAGAAGCAAAGGGATGTCAGCTGTTGCTCGACCTCGGCGATACGGTTGCAGAGGTTGCCGAAAAGACAGGCTTTTCAGAAAGCAAAATCAGACGGAGAGTCAAGCTCTGTGAGCTCGATGAAGAGGCTTTCAAGGAAAGTCAGATCCGACAGCCAACCTTGCAGGATTATGACCGATTGAATCAGATTAAGGATATTGACACAAGAAATAAACTTCTTAAATCAATCGGAACGAATAATTTTGACAACCTTTTATATTCTGCTGTCAAGAAGCAGGAAACAGATGAAGAAAAAGAAAGAATCGAAAAGCTCTGTCTTGAACATGGAATGATTAAAGCGCAGAAACGTGACGAAATTCCAAGCAACTACGAATATACGGGATTTTTTGCGCTCAAAGATTTGATCGGTAAAGACTTTGCGGACGGCAGGAAAAGATATTTTTATTTTGGTTACAGCTCAAATGTCTACATTTATGCCGAAGCATTAGAAAAGCAGGAAAAGAACGATCCCGAAGTAGAAAAGCGAAAGCTTGAAGAGCAGAAGTGGGATGAGCTTGTTGAACAGGCAGAAGAAATAGACGAACGCTGTGAGGCTCTCAGAATAGGCTTTATGCTTGATACAAATTTCAATGGCAGCAACAAAAAGCAGGAATTAATTAATTACATATTGTATTCAATGTCTGAACGGGAAGAATACAACCAAATTACTTTTTGCGCTTTAAGCGGTCTTAAATATGATGACAACAACGAATGCATAAACCTTGATGATTGCATGAAAGACATCGGCAAAATGTTAATGTCAGCGGCATATGCGTTTTTTAAAGACTGGCAAAACGACAGTAGTTACATTTTAGTTGACTATGCGGATAAAACAATTACCCGAAAAATCAATCCCGAACTTAACAGATTTTATAATCTACTCGTCAAGCTCGGCTATGTGATGAGTGACGAAGAGATACAACTCCGTGACGGCACACATCCGATTTTTACATCCGGTGAAGTAAAATAAACTAAATAAGTTAATCACGCTCTGCACAGCGAGATTATATATATCTCATTTTATACCTACTTTTCTGAATATTACCATTTTACAAATATCTCAGACAGGTGCAGCTGTCTGAGCTGACTTTTAAACGAGGAGAATAGTCATGAGAGAATATTTATTCAGAGGTAAGATGATAGCTAACGGTAAGTGGTCAGAGGGCAATTTGCTTGTGACTAAACAAGGTTGCTGTATAACACCCGATGCAACCGTTTTAGGCAGCTATGGTGCAGTAGATCCCGAAACAGTTGGGCAGTACACGGGTATGGTTGATAAGCACGGCACAAAAATTTTTGAAGGAGATATCATTGATTTTTATGACCGTTCAGACGGTGACGGCTACGGAGTTGTTCGGTACGATGCCGAAGAAACAATTTTCGAGTTTGAGTATGATAACTTCTGCGAGGATTTAGGGCGGCGTTATTGGCCTGAAAACGTTGAAGTTGTAGGCAATATCTACGATAATCCCGAACTTTTAGGAGATGAAAATAATGGCAAAAAATGAGGAAGATAATACAGGGTACATTACTCAATCTACTCGTCATTTTATGCTTGTATCATTGAGCCGTGAAATCAATGTGATTTCAGACGAAAACGCAGTTTTATACGACACAATAATTAAATTGTGCCAAAAGTTCTTTCCTGAAAAAAACAACCAAAAATTTTGCGCTCAATGTAAGATTATGGAGAAAGGAGCTTATGCACCTAATCCTATTGATGATCCAACCACACCCTACATAGAATCTCACATACTGAGATTAGAAATGCTTGCAACCGGAAATATGGAGCTAAAAGACCAAATTGTTAAAATGTGCCGGCTGTTACTTGAGGAGAAAGACAATGACAAAGGCAATGACAGAAGTAAAACTTAAACCTTGCCCGTTCTGCGGTAGCGAAGATTTTGTACTGGGGTTTCATGAAGGACATAACGAAATGAGAGTCAAATGTAAAAGGTGTAAAACTTTGTTTACAATATTTGACACTCCCGAAAATGCCCCGAAACTGTGGAACAGAAGAACATATTGCTATCAAGCCGAAAGAGCCGTACAGGATATGACTGCCGAAAAAGCAATTGAAGTGTTGAATGAAATCGGCGAAGAAACAAACATTGAAGATATGCTGAAAAATTTGAGCAATTCTAATACATTTACCGCTCTTAAACTTGCCGTCCATGCTCTTGAAAAGCAAGTGGCAAAAAAACTTAAAGAAGTGACACGCACAAGTAGTAATAAAAAGAGCAGAGTAAAAGCGTTTGAACATAATTATAACCGCCAGAATTGGCAAGATCCAGTGCCGATACCCGAATACAAAGAATGGCAATGGACGGACTATCAATGCCCCGTTTGCAACGCCTTCACCAAAGAGGGCAGACCTGAATTTTGCTGGCGCTGCGGACAGGCTTTTGACTGGTCAAAGGAAGGTGAAAAATAATGTCAGTAGGAACAACAATGCTTATTGTGTTTTTAATCCTTATAGTAGCGTTTATTTTAACGCTTATTTGGATGAGGGAAAACATTAACTTTTATCGTGACCTTTATAAAGTTGAGAAGGAAGAAAACGACCGCCTTTTGAAAGAGAATCAAAAGCAAGGTCGAACAATCAATCAAAACTGGGACATCACTAATAAGCGTTGCAATAAGAGCTATACGAACGGCTTTGCAGACGGAAGAAAATACGAAAGGAAATATGGATATGACCGAGAAATCAAAATTAGCAAAGAAGAAAAAGCAAAGCTCAAGGCAGTTATCAGAGCAGCCGTCAACAGCAAGAAAGCTGCATTGGGAGAAGACTGTGAATCCGAATCTGAACCCGAAGCCGAGGACAAAGAGGAAGAAGGATAACATTGACCTTATTTGTGAGGAGCTAATGAAATACAATGAAGAACACGGAACATCGTACAGTTACGGCGAATATACAGCACTCGTCGGCATGGGAAAAATCAAAAGTAAGTACCGAAACGAAAGAGACATTGACCTGCTGCTCGTGTAGGGAATGCCGAGGGTACAAGTTTTGCGCAAGCAGAAGCAGGGATTATCCTTGCAGATGTTTTATTAAAAAAGAAAGGTGACTACATAATGAGAAGAGCAGATAAAGAATTTTTAAAAACTCAGATTGAAAACTTAAAAGAATCCGCACACGAGCGTTCACTTAAGTGTTTTGCAACAGTGCTTATGCAGATTGATTATCTCAACCTTAAATTACTCAAGGCTGAAAAAGGCTGCAAAAAGCTCAGAGAGGAAAACAGAAGATTAAGAGCAGAAAATCAGATGCTCGACGACAACATGGGGAATCTCTTGTGTACAAGAGAGGAAGAAATGAAGTACAACCGAGTGTTGAATGAAAATATCACAAAGCTGGCTGAGGTCAACGCACTTATGGCAGGCAAACTCTCGGTGTATGAACCTGTTAAGAAGGCTGAATCTCAGCCCGATGAGACGGCTGACACAGTAAGAGAGTCAGATCCGGCAGAAGAATAGTCAAGGCAACACCCTTGCTACATGTGAAATCCAATTTTTAAATCAAGAAATCAAACAAAATTCACAGTTTTCATATTCAAAAGCTAAAATCAAAAAACATGACTTCTATTTTTGATTTTAACTGTTACAAGAAGAGCCGAGGCAACGGCTCAACATGACATATTGCATAAAATAAGAACACACAATTGCAGCAGTAGCAAGGTTTGCAAAAAGCAGTAGCTCAAGTGGTCAGATTGGGCTACTGCTTAGTTATATCTATCAGCATTAAAATTCTGAAACAGAATAATAATCAGTCATAATTGAGGGAGCTGAAATGCTCCTTTCCTATCCTGCTCAAATGATTATTTAAGTCGGGAAAACAGGAAATATATACTATAATAAAAGGTTATGCTATGTACACTTATAAAAGAACAATCAAAAGCGGAGATATGATTGAAGTTGAGTATTACCAGTCAATCAGAAAAATCGGCAAAAACTACGGCGGTAGGAAATCAAATAATTCTTTAAGCTCGGCCAAGATGAGAAAAGCAAACAAGCTCCGTGCAGTCAAGCGTATGCAGAGGCTAATAAATGCAAACTTCGGGAGTGGTGATTTCTTCTGTCGCTTTTCCGCGCCCTACGGAACATATGAAACCGAAGAAGAGTTCCGCAAAGAGGTAGGTAAATGGCTTGACCGAATCAATTACCGCAGGAAAAAGCAGGGCAAGGGCAGACTCAAGTACATAGCGTTTATTGAATGCGGTAAGTCGGGAAAGAACTGGCATATCCACATTATCGTCAGCAAAGAGGACAGGGAACTGTTATCAGAACAATGGCCGTATGAAAACGGTCAGAACTTTACTCCGCTCTACAAGAACGAGAATTTCAAGAAATTGGCTGAGTACATAACAAAAGATTTGACAGGTAAAGATGAGATTGATGCCGCACAAAAGCGAATGATGACAAGTCGCAATCTTACAAAGCCTGAATCAGTCACACGAAAGGCGAAAAGAAAAGAAATCAGAGCGCTTGAGCGTGGTGAAATGATTGAACCGCCCGAAGGTCATTATCTCATTGAGGACGATTACTCAATGAACTACTCGGATATCGGCGGTGCAAAGTGGTATTTTTGCTTTCTGCCGATTACGCAGAGGCGAAAATGGTAAATAATGGTAAATTCAGACTGTGCAATGTACGGTCTTTTTGAGTTGCACAAAATGAAGTATGCAGCGGAATAGACTAAAAATCAAAGGAGAGATAAAATTGAAGGAAAACAAAGCTATATGTCCGTTTTACTCGTATGACAGTCAAAGTAAGATCTGTTGTTTTGGGGCGGTTTTCAAAAGCAAGAGCACAACGCTGTTTTTTGATTCGCCGCAGGACAAAGAAAATCACTTCAATGATTTTTGCGGGAGCTATTGTTGGAGGGGCTGTCCGCTGGCACAGACGATAATTAAAAATGAGTAAATAAAAACCCTCATCCGCCGTAAAAAGTGTTGACAAATCAAAATTATTGATGTACAATAATGATGTCAAAGGTGTCTCACCTTTGTGGATTGAAATGTTATTTTTTTAGTTTTGGCAGAAAAGACCCAGTCGATGACTGAGTCTTTTCTGCTATATAGAAATTTTTGCTTGACTATCAACACGCAAAAAGTGCGTGCTGTTTAAATTATCATCATAAATTTTATATATTTATTTACTATGCAGGAAAGGCACACCATAAACGGTGTGCCTTTTTTGTTGTTCCTTTTTGTTTTTTTATTTAACTCTAATATCAATCAATGTGGGCGTTACTGCATTTGCCTCAATGCCCTTGCTTGTCAAATCGTCCTCTGCTATAAGAGGATTTGATTTTATTTTTACTTGTACAGCTGTATAAGTTTTTGCGTATTTGCCGTAAAGCTCGCCTTTGACAGCGACAAACTCTTGTGTCGTATCATCCTTTGTGATTTTATATTTGTCACAAAAGGCCTTAAACTCATCAGCTGTTATGGCTCTACCGATTTTGATTTTATAGCCTTTTCGGGGAGCCACACCGAGAAGCGGATAGTTAATTTCGGGCGGCAGCTTTTCGTCTTCTGGACTTATTTTACCCATGTACGGCTTTAAATAATCAACAATGTTTTTCACCTCGCGATTACTGTAGTACATAGATGACATCGGGCAGATAAAGTATGTGCCTTTTATGTCAATAATTTCAAGTCCGTTTATGAGGTAAAGATTGTCGATTATCAGATTGCCGTCTTCATCAAACTCAAAAATGTCATCCGAAATAAATAAATCGTTAATTGAGCAATTAAGTGCTGTGCATAAGCGTGACATTGTGTCTGTTTTAATCGTCGATATATTCCTTGCCCCTGTCTCAAGAGAACAAATGTATTGTTTTTTTGTTCCCATAATTTCGGCAAGCTGTTCTTGAGTGAGGCCAGCTCTCTGTCTGATTTGTTTTAAATTATTTTTCATTTTTGTGGTCCTTTCTTTTGTTTTATTTGTTATCTCTAACCTTTGATTACATTATATCATAAGAAGTTTACTTTGTCAATCGTTTAGTTTACTTTTTTGACTATTTTAAAAAAACATTTATTAATTTTTAAAAAACATATATATGCAAAAATTTTAAATCAATTCAAAAATTTTACTTTCGTCACGGTTTTGCCTCTTGGTGAAACCGTGTTTTTACATACCAATATTAGCCTCTGAAAAAAGTATGAAAAATCATTGAAAAAGTTTTAACTTTTATGCGAAGAGAAAAAAACATAAAATTAAAATACAGATTTGGCACAAAAAGGGCGGTGAGCTGATGAACGAAAAATTAAAATCACAGGCACAAAAAGCAGAATCAAAAACGAAGAAGAAGAAAACCGATGAACAGGAATTGATTGACTGGGCAAAGGTCAAGGCTGAATATGTGAGCGGAATAATGTCAGCCGCCAAGCTCGCCGACAGATACGGTATAAGCGTGTCATCAATCAGCAAGAAGTGTGCCTCTGAGCATTGGCAGGAGCTGAGACGGCAGAATCAGAGCAAAACCGCAAGCAAGATAGCCGAGAAAATCAACACTGAGAAGGTAAAGAAAACCGTCAGAGAGATTGACAGGGTTGTGTCTGTTGCCTCTAAGCTCATTACAAAGCTTAACAGAGCCGTGAACGAGCTTGACAAGGACGAGGAACTTATCAAAAAGAAAGTGACGGTTAAAGCCGAAAAAAGCGAAGATGAGAAAACCGCCACAGCGGAAGAAGAATACAGCTACGATTATGCTAAACGCAAGACCCTTGTGAACACAAAGCGTGCAGCGGAAATCTCAAAGAGTCTGCTCAATGTTCGTGATATACTCGCAGATTATACGACAGAGCAGGACGAAGAGAACGCTCTCGGCATTATCGAAATCCCGATGCAGGAAGTTATGCAACCGCCCGAAGATGATGAGCAGGACGGTGAAAGCGTTGAGTAAGAAAGTCATATGGACTCCTCAGCCAAAGCAGAAAATCGCGTTGAGCCGTGGCGAAGATGAGGGGTTATACGGCGGTGCTGCAGGTGGAGGAAAGACCGACTATCTCGTAGTAGAGGCGGCAAGGCAAGTGAATATTCCCGAATACAGAGGGCTGATACTGCGTAGGGCTGTGCCTGACCTTGCACGAATTATTGACCAGACAAGGGCAATCTATCCGTCAATTGACAGGGGGGCAAGGTACAACGCAACAACAAGAGTGTGGACCTTTTCGAGTGATGCACAAATTAAGCTCGGCTCTTTATTTCGGACGAATGAAAAATATAAATACCAAGGACAGCAGTACGATTTTATCGGCTTTGACGAATTAACGCAGTTTACATTTGACGAATACAGCTATTTAAAATCACGAAATCGTGGTAACTGCAAGGCTACGAAGGTGTATATGCGGTCAACTGCCAACCCCGGCGGTGTTGGCCACGGCTGGGTCAAGCAGTATTTTGTGACTGCCGGAACTCCGGGCGAAACTATCTGGCTCAGTGACAAGGTAATTATGCCTGACGGCACGACCAAAAATTATTGGAGCAGTAAAGTGTTTATCACGGCAAGTGTGTTTGACAACAATGCCTTGATGAATAACGACCCCGATTATGTCAAGCGACTTGCACAGCTGCCCGAGGCGGAGCGTAATGCCTTGCTCTACGGCTCGTGGGATAGTTTTGAGGGACAGGTGTTTACTGAGTGGATAGATAACCGAGAGCATTACAAAGACAGACGGTGGACACATGTTATTGAGCCGTTCAAAATTCCGCAAAGCTGGCGAATTATACGCTCATACGACTGGGGATATACAAGACCGTTTTCAGTCGGTTGGACTGCCGTTGACCAAGACGGGAGATTTTACCGCATAAGGGAACTGTACGGCTGCAAGAAGAATCAGCCGAATACAGGTGTACGCTGGCCAATCGAAAAAGTGGCGCAGGAAATCCTTGCGATCGAAAACAATGACCCTCAGATTAAGGGCAGACAGATTTATGGTGTCGCCGATCCGGCTATTTTTGCAGAACAGGGCAGCGGAAAAAGTCAAGCCGCAACACACGCACAGTTGGGTGTGTTCTGGAACAAGGGCGACAATGCAAGACTTGCCGGAAAAATGCAGTTTCATTCACGACTTGCATTTGATGAGGAAGGCTATCCGATGTTTCAGTGTTTTAACACCTGCACAAATTTCATCAGAACAATTCCGAATCTTGTATACTCGCAGATTGACACCGAAGATATTGACACCGAGGGCGAAGATCATATTTATGACGAACAGCGATACGGCTTTATGACCTCAATAATCACACCGAAAGAAGTTGTTTTGAGAAATGCAAGGGCATTTGACCCGTTAAATATGAGCCAAACACGATATTACAGATAGGAGATTACAAAAATGAGCAAAGTTAAACGAGATGAAAACGGAATGATTATGCCGGTTAAAACTACATATCCAGCTCTGACCTCTGAAAAATCAAAGCTGAGCAATGTTTACGGCAGAGGCGATAAAACTGAAGAAGAACCGAAATCAGCCGAACAGGCAGAAAAAGAGAACGAGAGCAGCGGCAAGCCGATTGGACTTGACGAAATACACGAGGCCATGCAGACCTTCCGCAAATATCAGAACAGCAAAAAGCAGTATGATGAAAGATTTAAGCAGGCATTTAAAGAATATAATCTGCTCTATACTGAGGCAACAGCACCGCAGATTAAAACGGACGATAACGGCAGACCACGAAATGTGCTTATACCGAAACGCAAAGGTGCACAGGCTCTTAATGTCATTATGAACAAGCACGCTGACGCTATGGATAACTACCCTGAAATTATATGCTTGCCGAGAGCACAGGATGATGAGCAGGCGGCAAAAACACTCAACAGCGTTATCCCTTGCATACATAAGCGCAACGGATTTATAAGGACATACTCCGATGAGCAGCTTGATAAGTTCGTAGGCGGTTGCGGTTGTTATGCCGTGTTATGGGACAAGACAGCGGAAAACGGACTGGGTGACATTGCTATCAGCCGAGTTGATATTTTGAATCTCTTTTGGGAACCGCATATTGAGAATATACAGGACAGTGCCAATGTATTTTTTGCCCGATATTATGACGAGGAAGGAATCAGAAAGGTATATCCCGAACTTGAAAGCGTTTCGACTGCCTCTCTCGGACTGGTTGAGCATAAAACATATGACAACAGCAATAAGTCAAACGATAAAGTCATTATGCTTGACTGGTACTACAAAAAAAACGGCGAACTGCACCTCTGTAAATTTGTAGGCGAGCATATTTTGTACTCTTCCGAAAATGAGGGCAAGCCGATTTATGACCACGGAAAGTATCCGTTTGTACTTGAACCAATGTTTCGGCTGCGGGATACTCCCGTTGGTTTCGGCTTTATGGATGTTGTGAGAGCACCGCAGAATCAGCTTGACGAACTCAAACACGATATGCTCGTGAATATCAAAGTCAACTCACAGCCGAGAGTGTACGCAAATACAGGCGTCGGAGTAAACAATGACGATATGACCGACCTTGACAAGACGGTTATTGAGGTCAACGGACAGTTACAGGGGAACATTGCACCGGTCGAGTCAAAGGAGCTTGCCACGGGTGCGTGGAGCTTGTACGACAGATTGTCGAACGAAATCAAAGAAACCTCTGCTACTAATGACGCAAGCAACGGAGCGAGTGCGGCAGGTGTTACAAGCGGTTCGGCAATTGCCGCATTACAAGAGGCAGGCGGTAAAGTAAGTAGAGACTCAAACAAGCTGGCACAGGAAGCAATGACGGAGCTTGCTCAGCTGGAGATTGAACTGATGAGGCAGTTTTATAACTTGCCGAGAATTTTCAGAATCACAGGGGAAAACAATCAGACAACCTATGAGGAGTTTGACAATACAGACCTCAGAAAACAGCCGTTGACATATACAGACACAGACGGTCAGGTTATAAATTATACCGATGAGGACGGCAACATACTTGAACGACTGCCGATTTTCGACATTGATGTAAAGGCGCAAAAGGCAAGCCCGTTTGCGACTGCCGCACAGAATGAAATGATGATGAATCTGTTTCAGATGGGAGCGTTCAATCCGCAGGCGGCAGATGCCACACTCGTCATGCTTGACGGCATGACCTTTGAGGGAAAAGAAAAACTGATTGAAAAAATCAAGCAGAATCAGACCTTGTCACAGGCTGTACAGGAGCTTTCAAACAAGGTGCAGATGTTGGAAGCAATGAATGCAAGCAGAACAGCGGCAGATGTGCAGAATGCTATGCCGAGTGAAAACGCACAGAACGCACAGCAGACACCGCCACAGACAAGCGAGGTAACAATGTGATTGAAGTAACATTGATTGACTGCGGAAATCAGATGTATTTTGAAAGCAAAGGACACGGCTCACATGATGTGTGTGTTGCCGTGAGTGCTTTATGCTCTGCATTTTTGCAGTATGTCAGAGAAATGCAGGACGAAAACAATGTGACGATAGTCAATGAAAAGTATGAGCAAGGTCACACGGAATCAGAGTTTTATATCATCGGCTCAGATGCCGAAGTACGCAATGGCATAAAAGCAATATGGACAGGGCTTGAACTCTATGCCGAGAATTATCCCGATGAAATAGATTTAAACTTTGATGACGGCAACCCGAAATAAAGTTTAAAATCAACAAGAGTTTTAACTTTTTTTGAAAAATTAAGGTTGATATAATTAAAACATAAGGTCGCAGTAGTGGGACTGCATTAAGGCCTGACACCTCGGAAAGACGAGAGAGACACCGCGGATAGACGCGAGAAATGAGGTTCTTATGAACGACAAATTTTTAGATCTTATCGTAAATCTGCATGACGGCGACTCAGCAGGCGCAGCTGACGGCGGAGACGGAAACGGTGAGAACGGTGTTGCCACAAGCACCGAAAACAACAACATAAGCCGCGAAACGAGAGAGAGAGCTGAGAGAATCGGCATAGGTGACGACCTTATCGACGATTATAACAAGGCTTTTGGCAACGGCAATCAGAATCAGAACAATAACGCAGAAGGCGAAAACAACAGCACAGACACAGACGACGAAGAAAACTTAGAAGAAGAGTTTGAAAAGCTGATTAAAGGTAAATTCAAAAATGTGTATCAGAACAGAGCGCAGTCTTTGTTTAAGGACAGAATGTCAACCAAAAACAAGCAGATTTCAGATATGCAGAAAAGAGAAAGCACCGGCAATCAGATTTTTGCCCTTATTGCAAACAAGTACAATGTACAGCCCGATGACCTTGACGGCCTCCTCAAAGCCGTAACAGAGGATAAGGATTTGTTTGCAGAAAAGGCTCTTGCCGCCGGAGTGACAACAGAAGAGGCACGCAACGACTTTTTCAATCAGCAGAAAACAAATGCACAGGAAGAAGAGCTTGAAACTCTCCGCAGAGAGAAAGCCGCAAGAGAACTTGACACGCATTTGCGAACAATTGCAGCGGAAACGATGAAGGAATTTCCGAATTTCAATCTTGAAGAGGAATTTCAGAATGCGTCTTTCAGAACCGCTCTTGACTTTATTGCTCAACAGAGGAATGAACAGAACGAAAAGACAGGTCGCAACGATGAAATTTACGATTTGACTGCCGCATACAAAATGGCGCATTTTGATGAATTGCAGAAAGACCTTGTAAAGCGTTCAAGCTCTGCCGCAATCAGTGCGGCGGCACAGTCAATTCAGAGTGGTGCAAGACGGCCAACGGAAAATGCGGTCAAGAAAAGCGGAACAACCTCTCAGAGAAAGAGCGTGGAAGATATGTCTGACGCTGAATTTGATGCCTTTTACGAAAAAGTAAGACGAGGCGAGGCACACCTCTAATGCCTTGCCGAAAGGAAGGTACATATGAAAAGCAAGATTATTAAGCTTATTATCAATATCCACGGCAATACGGTTGACGCAGGCGGTGTAAACAAGTCAAACGGCTATGTTTACAATGCTTACGGCAACACAACATCAACCTCGGGAAATGATTGGACTCCCGAAAAGGCTACATTCTATCACAAAGTATTCCTCCGCAACCTGAAAGCGAAATGCGTTCACGGTCAGTTCGGCGAGCATGATGTAATCCCGAAACAGTCGGGTAACATCTACAACAAGAGAGGTCTTTCACCGTATCCGACAGTAACAACACCGTTGCAGGAAGGTGTTACTCCCGTTGGTAATCAGATGAGCTTCTATTATGTTGAGATTGCCGTGAATCAGTACGGCGCATATACACCTATCACAGACTGGGCAAGTTTCTGTAGCCGTGATGATGTTATGACCAAGGACAGTGAGGAGCTTGCTTCACAGGCAGGACGCTCAATTGAAGAGATTGACCGTGAGGCTCTTAATGCCGGAACAAGCGTAATCTATGCACCGGCTGTAGGCTCTGACGGTACGGTTACAGAGGTTGCAAGCCGTGCGGCAATTACAACAAACAGCAAGTTCAGAGTTGATACTGTTTTCAGAGCAACAAATTACCTTGATTGTCAGAACGCAGAACCTATCGGCGAAAACTATGTCGCTGTTGTTCACCCGAATGTCAAGTATGACATTATCAGCGACAAGGATTTTATCAGCGTTGTAAAGTATGCTCACGCTGACAGAATCTTCAAAGGTGAAATCGGTACAATCGGTAATGTTAAGTTTGTACAGTCAAACTTTGCGAAAGTGTTCAAGGGCGCAGGCGCAAACAAGATTGATGTTTATTCAACTCTTGTGTTCGGTAAGGACGCATATGTTACCGTTGAGATTGAGGGCGAAGGCACTCAGACAATCGTTAAGGGCTTTGGTTCGGGCGGAACATCTGATCCTCTTAACCAGAGAGCTACACAGGGTTGGAAAACAACTCACGGTGTCGGCATTATCGGTCAGACCAGAATGGTTCGTATCGAATCAGCCTCATCTCTCAACACAGTAGCACAGACAGCTTCTCCGGCTGTCGCATGATCGGGAGGTATATAACCTATGGCAACAACAAAGAAAGCCGCAGAGACGGCAGAAAATACAGAAGTATCGGCAGCGGAAACTACTGCCGATACCGTAACAACTGTAACAATCGAAAAATCTCAGCTTGATAAGCTCCTTGGTATGTATGACGAGTTGCAGGAACTCAAAAAGAGTATGCCGACAGACAGCAAGGCAGAGAAAATCAAGCAGGACAAGGAACTTGTAAAGCTGATTGAAAAGGCAAACAAGGCAAGTGAAGAACTTGTTGAGTACATCGCTCCGACCGGTTCGATGAAGTCAAACAAGAATATCGAGGTCAATATCAACGGCGTGCAGTACACCGTGCCGAGAGGTGTCAAGACGAATATTCCCCGCAAGGTTGCGGAGATTATTGACAACTCGATTAAGCAGGCTGAATTTGCACAGGGTGTGCAGGACAAGGCTGCCGAGATTGCCCAGCAGGCAATTGCCGAGGGCAGAATCTAATTCAATATCAAGGGATAAATTGTTCTCCTTACAAAAAATTCGCAGAAGGGCGGGGGCGGTAGCTTCCGCCTTTTTGCGTACAAGGAATATTTGAGAGGTGATTATATGACACTTGGCAAGGTAATTGAAAGAGTGAGGAATCTTAAAAGCGGATATGATGTGTCCGATGAGGACATTATAAGCTACATTAACGAGGCGGAGATGGAAATTATCAGCAATGTAATAAGTAATCGTGAAGGCGATAACGAGATTGTAGGCACATACGGTAACTATCAGCTTGATACAGACAGAGGGTTTGAACTGCTTGTGCCAGCTCCGTATGACCGTATATACGAGGCCTATTGTGCGGCACAGATTGACAGGGACTACGAAGAGGCTGAAAGATATTCCGTTGATATGAGCGTATATAATCAGCTGAGGCAGGATTTTGGAGTGTGGTGGTTTAAAACGCACCCGCAAAAGAAAAGATATAATTTTCACATTGGATAAGAGGTGACAATATGCTACCCGAATTAAACATACCGAGGAGAGATACAACGAGTATCAGTGTATTCAGAGGATTAAACAGAAGTCCGAACACAGGCTTTTCGAGGGTTTCAAGCTCATCAAGCAGTATTTACACAGAGTTCAAAGACCTTAAAAATATGACCTCTGATAAATATCCGCAGCTTGCGCCGAGAGCAAACCGCTCACGAATCTGCTCTGACACGGAATTAAAAATAATCTCAAATCTGTTGTCGGCTAACTCAGGGCTTATTTATATTGACACTGACAAAAATCTGCATATTGGGGCAGAGGTTACAAAGATTGATGAGATTGACCGGACAAAACAACATCATATTGTGTTATTCGGCAATAAAATTGTAGTTTTTCCCGAAAAAATTTCGGTTAATATGAGTGACAAAAAGGTGACTGCAATTGACTGTCAAAATAAAAATTTGAATACGAATATCGGCTCAAGCAGCAACTTCCCAATTGATGCTCAAATTTTTGATTATGCCTATTTGAATTGCTCAATTACAAGAAGTCATTATGATGCATCGACAAACAAAAATTACAGACCAAAATTAACGCTATATACTAATCTTGATTTGACAGACGAAAAATATCAGCTTGCCGATAATCACGATATGGCGAATATATTCGGGTTAGACAGTATCAAAATTGGCACGGTAGTTGAAAGTTATAACAGCTTTTATTCCGTTATCGGAATTGAAAAGAAGGGCAGTACCTATAAAAATAATAGGCTTGTGAGATTTAAAAAGTTATCCCAAAAGTTTAATTATACAACAATAAGAGCCAGCCGTATAGGCATTGATATACGGGCGGGAGATTTTGTTAAAATCAGCGGATTGACAAATACGACAGCAAGCGGTGCCTCGGATTATTTTGACGGCAGTTATATTGACAATCTTAATAACAGATCATACAAGGTCTATTATGCTTCAAAAAATGAGCTTGTCATCAAGTGCGAGCTTGAATCAAGCGTGCCGTACACAGGTACAGTCACAGTGGAAAGAATCTCTCCCGATTTTGATGAAGGAAAAATCGTGGAAATGCAAAACCGCTTGTGGTGTTGCTCCTCCGACAAAAACGAAATATATTGTTGCAAGCAGGGTGATGAACGCAACTGGCAGGCATACGGTGACGGCATAAGTACAGACAGCTGGGCGATGACCTGCGGAAAAGAAGGAAAGTTTACAGGGATTGCAACGCGAAACGACAGCATTATATTTTTCAAGGAGAATTACGCACTGAAAATCTACGGAACAAAACCGAGCAATTTTACCCTTGCAGAATACAATGTGCCGGGAGTCGAAATCGGAAGCGAAAAGAGCCTTGTAAATATTAACTCAACTTTGTTTTATCTTGGCCATAACGGTGTTTATGCCTATCAGAGCGGTAGCTTGCCGGCACTCATCAGCGAAGAATCTTTGTGGGGGCATACTTATAAGAACGCAGTCGGCGGTCGGCATGAAAATAAATATTATATCTCCGCAGAAAGAGATGACGGAGAACAGGAACTTCTTGTTTACGATACCGACAAAGGCTTGTGGCACAAGGAAGACAACACAAAGATGATTGACTGCACAACATACAACGGTGTTCTGTATTGGCTTGATGAAACAAAAGAAAACATTATGTGTCCGGACAACGCGGATAATCTTCTTGTTGACAATACAAAATATGAATATCAGCAGGAAGATTGCTTTGAATGGTCCGCAGAAACAGGCGACCTTTACGACGGCGAATTTAATGTAAAGAATATCGGAAAAATCCGAATCGGCATTAAAGCCGAAAAGGGAGCAAAGGTCAGCTTGTTTGTGCAGTATAAGGATAACGGTGAATGGCGAAAAGTCAGCGAAATGCTTTACAGTGAGAAAAAGCCGAGAGTATTTGCCGTAGCTTTACGCAGAGCTGAATATTTGCGACTTAAGCTTGTAGGTACAGGACAGGTTGAGATTTACGGAATTGACATAGCACACAGCAGAGGAAGTGACAAGCGTGGCAACTTTTAAATTAGATCCACCGCCCTCAACGAATGACATAGGTGAGATGCGGAACTATCTGAACGATATGTATGAACAGCTGGCATTTGTTTTAAGCAATATTGACAGCGACAACATAACAGATGATTTTCTCTCTGCAATCGGACAGTCACAAAAAGGAAGTGAAAAATAATGGCATATACATACAAGGTTTACGGCACGGGCGATGTTGACAATGCGGTTAATAACTATAACCGTGTTGCCTCATCGGCTCCGACATATGCTGACAGCTACGACACAAGACAGGCTCGTCGACAGGCTGACAACTATGCAAATTCATACACCGACAAAATCAATAAGGGATATACGAGCAAGTACAAGGGTACAATTGACGAGCTTGCAAATCAGTATCAAAAAAACAAGTTTGACTGGACTCCCGAAAATTCTTCTGAATATCAACAGGCGGAAGAAAAATATACCCGTGAGGGCAAGGTTGCACAGGAGAATGTACAAGGAAGTTATGCGGCCAATACAGGCGGTTACAGCAACACCTATTCACAGGCTGCAGGACAAAAGGCATTCGGCGAGTATATGGACGAGCTTGCAAACAAAATTCCGACTCTGAAAAATGAAGCCTACAAGAGTTATCAGCAACAGCAGGAAGATACACTGCACAGAATCGGCGTATTGCAGAACCTTGATAACACGCAGTATCAGAGATACAGGGACAGCGTAACGGATGATTACGACTTTATGACATATTATGAAAACAAGTACGGCACAAGCAAAGGCCTTGATATGAGTAACTTTCAGAATGAACTTGCTCATTGGCAGACACAAATGTCAGCGGCACAGAGTAATCTTTCAGACATCAGAAGTCTTGCCGAGGCACAGTATGAACACAACACATTGAGTGCCGACACAAGGTCAAGCATTGACAGCCAGCGCAGACAGTCGGACGCTTATTATAACTACCTTAACAGTCAGGTAAAAATAAAGTGAGGTGATAACTTTGAGCGTAAACAGCGAAGAAAAGATTTACAACGATCTTATGAATGAAGTACCGAGTCAGACGGTGAGCGGTGACACTAAGCAGAGTGCCGCCGCTCTTGCGGGTGCAGAATCGACAGCGACAGGACAGGCTGACGATTATAAAAGCACTTACAGCGGTAAGTTAGATGACGCTATAAGTAACTATCTGACCGGCAGGGGCTTTGAGTATGACCCAATGCAGGATAAAGCATATCAGCAGTACCGAAAGGAATTTGCACAGAATGCTGCTATGGCGCGGAATACAAGCCGTAACACAGCTAATCAGCTTGCAGGCGGTTACAATCCTACCTATGCCGATACAGTCGCAGACGAGGTCTACAATGACCGTATGGGCAATATCAGTGATGCGGAAAGCACATTTAAGGGGCTTGCACAACAAGACTATCAGGCGAAGCAGGAGAAAAACGCAAATGTACTTAATCTCTATAACACGCTTGAGGGTACGGATTACAACCGTAATCGTGACAAAACAGGAGATTACAAAAACTATCTTAATCTTCTTGCAAGCAGGTACTCAACTGACAGACAGGCAGACACAAACCTTGACAGTACCAAAAATGATATTTACTCCACCAAACTTAACGGAGCCCTTAACAATCTTTCGGGAGCAAGAGCAGCAGACAGTCAGCGTTATTTGTATGACACGGTAAGTGCCAATCAGCTTGCACAAAATGCACAAGCTGAAAGAGAAAACGCTCAGAAGATTGAGTACGAAAAGAACAAAGCGGCATATGAGGCATATGTTAAGGCTCAGAAAGCGGCAGAAAAAGCTCAGAAAGCAGCAGAAAAGGCAGCTAAAAAAGCACAGGACAAAGAAGATAAGCGTCGATTTAAGGCGGCATATGATAAGTTTGTTGATGCATATGACCTCAAAAAGGCCAAGTACGATTATAAAGTTGGCCAGCTTGCGCAGGGCTATTATAACGGCTACATCACGCTCGACGAAATGGATTATATTGCCGAAAAGCTCAATGTTACCACAGCTGACCTGACAAGCACGCTTGACAGGATGAGCAAAAACGGCGGAACGCTTAATGATGACCACTACGGCGGTCCGAACTCAATGAGTATCGGTAAAAACACTGATTATTTTCAAACGTCAACTTCAAGAGTTACTACGGACGAAAACGGAAAAACAAAATATTTATCGGAAAAAGAGTGGAACGAACTACCGATAAATAAGAAGAAAAAGTGAGGACTGTATATATGGCACAGCGAAGAAAAAGAACCGCAGGCGACGATTTAAGAGATTTTAAAGCAGGCAAAATCAGCGGAAACTTTTATCACAACGGTATTGACCGTTCGGATAATTATATTCAGCATACATCAGCACCGAGGTATATAACCGATGAAAACGGAAAGACGCAGGTGGCTTCTTATGACGAATGGATTCAGCAGGAAGTATTTCAGCATCAACACGATTTACCAAACGACACAAGTTCGACATCATCAAATAATAAAACAGCGACAAATGATATTTCTGTAAAAAACAGAAACAATACTTCTTCAAGTACAGGCTCGGATATAAAATCCTTTTTTAGTGGAAATTTGGATAAGGCAAACAGTTCCGCAGAGAATTTTAAGGAAGCAATTAAAAACCCGAACAAGCCTTTGGATGATAGAGTTAAAGGACTTACACACATGTATAATGCGGCGGTTGCGACAGGTGACACCAAAACAGCCGAGAAAATGCAGAAAGAATATGACGAACTTGCCGACAGGGTTAATAAGCAGGCGGAAATAAACCGACAGAACGCTGAAACTGCGGCAGCTGAAAACGCAAAACTTGCAGAACAGGCAGAGAAAGAACAGAAGTTTTCAGATAAATACAAAAACTCTACCCTTGAACAGAGGAAAAATGCACGCATACACGCAACAACAGAAGAACTTGACTGGCTTAACAAGCATATGTATGACAACTCATCAAGTAAGGAGTTGGAAGATTATAATAATCAGCTTAATAAAGAAGCTAACAGCTTGTGGAATCAGAGAGATGAAGAACAGGCATATAACCGGCTTAAAGCAATTGAAGATGAACAGGGAAAATTAAAAACTGCAATCGACAACGCAAAACTTTCTGAACAGAAGAAAAAAGAGTACGACGATATTGTTAATAACGACATCAAGGCAAAAACTGTTTTGCAGAAATATTATGCTTTGCAGGAATACAGCAGTAATCAAAGTTTAGTCAGAAGTGAAGAAAATACTGATGGTGTTAAAAATCAGGTTATTCTTGACGACTACAACTACATAAACAAACTATCAGGAAAAGAACGCAATCAGATTGTAAAGGATTTCAATAATCTGAAAAAAGAAGGTTATGATACCGAATCCCTATATAAATGGTACAAGAGAGAACGAGATGCCGAAAGTGCAGCGGAAACTACAAGAGTATATACAGATTACGCCGACAAACATCCTGTTCTTGGCTCACTTCAAAGCGTTGGAGTAAGGCTCACAGGGGCTGTTCCCGATGCAGTAAAATATATTTCAACCGACCTTGATAAGAAATATAATGGCGGTGACGGATATATTAACCCCGAGGAAACAGGTACGGCTATATCTGATGCTATGCGTGCGAAAGTGTCAGAAAACATTAACAATGATTTCGGTTCATTCCTTTACAACACAGGAATGAGTATGGCTGACTTTGCCTCTTTGTTACCGCTCAATGCCGTTCCGGGCGGACAGGCTTTGTCACTCGGCATTATGGGCACAAGTGCCGGTGTCGGTGCGGCGAATGAAGTTATCAACAACGGCGGTACAATTGACAATGCGGTAAAGACCGGTATTGCATCAGGTATTGCCGAAACTCTTTTTGAGAAGGTATCTTTGGAACAGCTTTCAGTATTCAAGGCCAGCGGAAAAAGCACATTTCGTGCGGCTGTCGGTAATGTGCTTAAAGGTGCATTTACGGAAGGCTCGGAAGAGGCCGTTACCGACCTTGCAAATAGATTGACGGATGACGCAATAAACAAGAACCTATCTTCATACAACCTTTCAAAGAAAAATTATATGGAACAGGGAATGAGTGAGGCTGATGCGGAGAATGCCGCAAGCTGGGACTTTTGGAAGCAGGTCGGACTTGATTTCGCCGGCGGTGCAGTATCGGGCGGTGTGCTTAACCTTGCTACCGCAGGTGTCAATCTTGCAGGTGCCAAAATTGATATGGCACAAAATAAAGAGAGCAACATACAGACCGGTAAAGCGGTTATGGCTGATGAAAACTTTGACCTTGATTTGCTCATCAGGCAAGGTCTTGCAACCGACAAAAACGATAGAGCATACAACTATGCTAAAAAAATGCAGAAACTCGTTGAAACCAAGGGCGAGGAAAAAATCAGTGCCGGAGATGTCGGCAACCTTATGTATCTTATCAACAGAGAGGTTGCAAGGAATCCTGAACTTGTAAACAAAATTGCTCAGGTTAAAAAGCAGAATACACAAGAGCAAGGCAATAAGACTGTTAATGCTCAGAACGAACAGAACCCTACACAGCAGAACACGGCTCAGAACGGACAGGGAAACGCAAAACAGGCACAGGCAAGCACTGTAATCAATGCAACAAAAAAAGCCTATACAGAGGCTATCGGCAAAATGTACGGTGCATATGCTTTTGGTAAGAAGCACCCGAATGGTATTATTGCAACAGATACTTCAACAGGTAAGGTCGTCAAGGTTGCACTAAAGAGCCTTGAAAGCTCGGCAAAAATCAATCGCAATGACGAAGAAAATACACTTGTGTTCAACACAAATGACGGTAAACAGGTTAATGCGGATAGCATAACATTTTCTGACAGTCAGCTTGATGCCGTTGTTCACAGCGCAAACGAGTTTGATACATATGGCGCGAGGAACTATATTGCAAACTTTGAGGAGTGGAGAGAAAGTCCGCAGGCACAGAGAATGAGCGATGAGGAAATGCTCTATAAATATAACAGAGCATATTCAGCCGCATACAGCTTTGGCAGAGAGGGAATTAAACTTGATTCTTTAAAAGAAACCTCTGAATATACAATTCTTAAAAACATTCTCGGTGAACAGATTGTAAGTCAGGCTTTAAGCACCGGCAGAAGAGATGTTGACATTAACACTCAACACCATGCAAACAGACTGACCGAGTTAATCAACCGCAACGGCAGAGCAGACACAAGCGGTGTGAGCGTGTATGCAGACAGCGGAACAGAAGTTTCACACATTCCGCAGGAGCTTATAGGTGTTCTCGGCAACCTTTCACAAAAGACAGGGCGAAACATTATTATTTCAGACCGCCTTGCTGACGGAGTGAACGGTGTTGCAAAAGACGGTAATATTATTCTCAGTTCGGAAATCAGCAGTCAGAAAATTCTTGCCACAGCTTTACATGAAGCTGGTCATATGATTAAGAAAACCAACCCGACCGAATGGCAAACATTGAGCGATTTTGTGTCAGATTATCTTGTACGCAAGGGTGTTGACCTTAACAAGATGATTGACCGCACTATTGAAAGATACGACAACCGACTGCAGGCCGATGAATACGAAAACACAAGAGATGCCGCCCTTGAAGAAATTGTGTGCGATACACTTATGAGCATTGCATCAGACGAAAAGGCTCTCAATATTGCCCTCAGCACGAAGCAGAACAAGGCTAAAATTGCAGCGGCAATTAAATCTTTGATTGCAAAAGTAAAGGATTGGCTCATCGGCAAAAGCACAAACTACGGAGCAAAAGCCTTTGCCAAAGACCTTGAAGCTCTTGAAAACCTCGCCCAAAGATTTTCAGAGGCGGCTGATACTGCAAAGGAAAACATCACCGAGCAAACAGAGGTTCAGAACGGTGAGAAGATTGATGTTGAGAAATATTCAATGGATGCAAAATATCTTGAAGCAGTAGAGAATAAAGACCTCAAAACGGCACAAGAACTTGTTGACGAAATGGCAGAAGAATCATTTTACAATTCAGAGGTGAGAGATAAAAACGATAATTTACTTACGGTATATCACGCACGAAATAATGATTTTAATACTTTTGATAAATCACAAATTGGTAGCAACACCTACGGCAATGCCAGAGATTGGGCGTGGGCTGCAACCTCTGATATAGGTTTTTGGTTTCACGATTCGGATTTAAAAAATCGAATGGGTACAAAAGGTAAAACACTTAGGTCGTACATAAACATAGAAAATGCTTGGCACGGCTCAATTGATGATGTTGTTGACAAAATACGCACTTACTCACCAAATGAAGATGAAACCTCTGAAAACTACTATCAAGAGAAAAATCATAATGAACTGAAAGATTATGCAAAAAAATTTGTTGATGAGATAACAGCTGAAGATTATGACGGGATGATACTGTATGATACGGAATTTGGTGGCTTTTCTTATGTAGTTTTCAATCCAAATCAAATTAAGTCAGCCGAACCAGTAACATATGATGAAAACGGCAGAGTAATTCCGGTATCTGAGAGATTTGATACAGAAAAGTCTGATATTCGATATAGTCTTGATGAGGAATATTCTGATGCAGTAAAAAATAATGACACCGAAACAGCACAGAAACTTGTCAATGATAAAGCTATGTCTTGGGGAGCATACTCAGAGAATGGAAAAACTCCAACCAAACTTTATCACGGTACAGAAAGTTTTGGCTTTACTGCTTTTGACCTTTCTAAGATGGATGACGGCAGAAGTATATTCTTAACGAATAACCCTGAAATTGCCTCTACATATTCAGGTGTTGATAATCTCAGAAAAATCTCAGAAAAAGATAACATTGATGTAGATAAATTATCGGTAGATGACACAGCAAAGTTATTGAATGCATACGCTCAAAATTTATACTTTCAGTGTTCCTTCACTGCGATGAGTGTTGATGAAATTAAGAACTATAAAAATACCGTTGATTTGGAAATTAACTACGCTAAAAATATACTTAAAGCAAAAATCAAGGATAATGAATCCAATCCGTCAAGTTTTTATGCTCTTCATAAATCAACTTATGTTGATTTATTGGAATCATTAACTAACCACGCTTATGATAAGATTTCGACTCCTTTAGATTTTTTATTGACAAGAGATGATACTTTCACAATCGAACAATTTAAAAAACTTTCCAATACTGAGCAAAATATTAGATTGCTTAACAAATTATCTGAAATCAAAAGTGACGAGCCGATAATTGTTCAAAAAAAATTGGGCGGTTATGTGATTGAACCTTTATCAATTCAAGAGGCAAAAGATGAATTGAAAGCAAATATCAATAAAGGTAATTATTCGTTGTTTGCTAAGATTGAAAATCCACTTATTATTGATGCCAGCAAAAGTAATTGGAATGAAATTGATGTGAAATCAGTTTTAAACACACCTTTCGGTGATGCAATTAAATCAGAATACGGTGAGGATTATTTTAATTACGGAACACAACACCTTTCAACAAGAGAAGTTTCTAAATATGCGAAACAGGCAGGTTATGACGGTGTCATCTTTAAGAATCTTAAAGATAACGGTGGTCGCAACAGTAATGTTTCACTTGATACTGTTTCTGATGTTTACATTGCTTTCAATCCGAACAATGTAAAATCAGCCGATGCAATAACCTACGATAATAACGGTAAAGTAATTCCGCTTTCAGAGAGATTTGATGGTAATGAAGATGATATTCGCTACAGCCTTGATGAAGATTATGATTTTACAGATGAAAAAGCCGGTGCAATACACGATACGCTGAATTTTTCAATTGATGATGAATACGATGACTTATTTGATTTTAACGGCAATGACGAACAGCACATTGATTTTGACAAGGCAATTGACAAAAACAACCCTGAATTGACGATTGAGCAGATATACCATCATTCGGCACGCAATGTTAAAGAGGGTTTGCTTGTCGGCAAGGGCATTAAGCCTGAGCAGAAGAAAATCTATAATATGGTCAAGTCTGTAATGAGAAGCTACCACATCAATCATAATGCCGAAATGGACTCGCTTGTTACCGAGTATGTGGATGCCTTGAATACATTCATTGATTCCGTACAGAATGATAAGTCAAGTTTTACAGATGCCTTTGAGGATTTTGTCTTGAAGTGTCGTGATACCCTTAGATACTCGACACAGCTTGACGAACAACACGAAGCGTGGGCAAAAGAAATTCGTGACGAATTGAAAGGCACAACCTTGCTTATACCTGATTACGCAATCGACACAATCAAAGAAAATTACGGCAGCGTTGGAAAATACAAAAAAGCCTTATTTGGAAAAATCAATGTTAAACTTGAACACAATGCAAGGGGAATAACCGGCAAGGCAAGTGGCTCATACATTGAGGACATTGGCTCTCACCTTGAAGAGTTAGGTGGCAGGTCACTTATGATAGAAGACGGCTTTGACTGGGACAGCGACAGCGGTTATCGAATGCTTGACCGTATTATGAATTATGTGCTTGCTCCGCAGTATGTATCAACCTATGAGGGAACCATACAAAGCGAAAGCACGATTGACGCAGCGGCAATCCAAATGGCATTTGATACAACTGCCGAATATCTTAAACAGCAAGGTAAAGCGGCAGTAATGCAGAATAATATTGACAAGCGAAAACTTAGAGATATTAACAAGGCATTGAGACAGGCTGAAAAAGCTAAGACTGCGCTGAATAAAAAAACTATCGAAAATTATAAAACTGACATTGCTGAGCAGAAAGCAAAATACAACAAACAGCGTGAAAAATACCGTCAGGCATATAACGCACTAAAAGACAAAAAATCAGAGCAAGCCACAAGGTATCGTGATAAAATCCACGAGCTTGAAGAGCTTAGTAAAAATCAAAAAGCCATTATTGAGACCGATAAAGAAACCCTTAGGGCTCAATATACCGAAAAAAGAGAGCAAACAAAATATATGCAAATGCTCGGCAGAAAGTTTGACAAATTGGTTAAAAAGTTTGACGCCAAGTCAAAAAATACCGAGAATATCCCCGAATCCCTCAAAAGACCTATACTTAATGTATTGATAGGTTTTAAAGAATCTGCTGACCCCGGACAATATAAGAATGGTGGCAAAAAAACTATACCGAAATATTTCGGAGCATGGAACAATGTTGCTGAAATCGGTGAACAGGTAAGAAACTTGTATGAAGAGTACAAGTCTTTAGCACCTGAATCTTCCGGTAAAGATAAATCCACACATGAAGGTATGCAGTACTCATACATTGACATTAACTCGATTGCGTACAATGAGCAAACCGCCCAAATGCTTGAAATAATTACAGATCAATTTGCTGAGTATGCAACCGACGAAAACGGTGAAACAATATACGATGCAGACGGCAAGCCTATCAAAGTAGGATATAAAAACATTTTCGATTTGGATTCATCTGATTTAAGGCTACTCTATGACACAATGACAGCCCTTGAAGCCTCTTTAACACAAGCTACAGAAATTATCGTTAACGGTCAAAGAGAATCTATTGCAAGCGCAGCGGCAAAAGCACTTGATGAAGTCTCAAATGTAAATTACAACAAGGGTGTAAATATCAATGTGTTAAGCAAAAACACTGTTGGTAATAAAATCAATGCCGCCTTATCGGATATGAAAGAGTTAAGCAATAGATTTGTTGCAACAAGCCTTGACCCGGTAAGATACGGCAGATTTTTGAGCGGATATAATGATGATAGCATTGTTGCAAAACTCTTCAGGGATTTGCATGACGGAGATGTTAAGCGAGAAAAAATAATGCAGAAAGCCTATACCAAGGTTCAAAGTGTTGCTTATCAGTACTCTGAAAAAGATTTAGCCAAAATACAAAAGGATGATGTTAAGGAATTTGATTTCAGAGATACCGAAACAGGCGAAAGGGTTAAGGTCAGTCAGGGCATTATAATGTCAATCTATCTTACAGATCAACAATCATCAGGCAGACGACATTTGCTTGCAGACAGACTAAATCATTATACCGTGCTCCCAGATTTAGACAGTGCTAACAGTCGCAGACATAGCAAGCAAGAAAAAGCAAAATCAGAAAATCATCACAAAGTAAGATTTACTTTTGAAGATTTACAACACATCAAGAGATATGTTGAGAGCAATAAAATGCTCAGAGAAATTTCAGGAGCGATTAACGAAGTCCTTAATAACGAACTTCAACAGGAAATCAACGAAGTAAGTATGTCAAAATATGGTATGCTGATTGCTACCGTAAGAAACTATTTCCCTATTTCCGTGTACGGTGACGGCGCCGCATATGAAAAGGACTTTTCTGCCGAGTTTAATGACCTTAGAATGAAAAGCAGAGGCTTTGTAAAACGCCGAGAAAGCTCGTCTGCTCCTATTGTTATTGACGATGTTTTCAGAGTCTTTAACAGGCATACAAACTCTGTTGCCGAATGGTGCGGATTGACGACTCCAATTGAAAACTTCAAGAAAGTGTATAACTGGATAAATACTAATAGTCTTAACGGAACGACTTTACACGAAGCTATAATGGATAAATACGGTAAGGCTGCAGAGCATTATATTGATAAGCTTATGGGAGACCTGCAAAAATCAAAGGACACAATTGACAATAACTTGTTGACTCGCATGCAAGGCAACTATATGGGTGCAGCACTTCTGCTGAATCCCGGAGCAATGATTAAACAGTTTGCCGCATTTCCTACAGCCAATGCTTATTTTGGTACAAAAAATGTTGCAACAGCATCAGCCGGCGGAATGTGGCGGGTTGACCTTGAAAAATATGCCGAATACACTCCATATTTGTGGTACAGAGCAGAGGGTAACGGAACAGTAGTCGGTGAGCTCAGCAGAGAAGCCGGTGTTGTTGGCGGCACAAAAAGCAAAATGGACATTATGGGCAAGGTTGATAGATATGTTGTTGGTTGCCTGCTTAAAGCGGCAGAGTTGCATGTTGAACAAACAACAAGCCTTAAAAAAGGCAGCGATGCATTTTACAAGGAAGTTGTCAGACAATTTGAAAAATGTGTTGATGAAACTCAGCCTAACAATATGGTAACATCAAAGCCACAATTCATCAGGAATAATGTTCTAAAAATATTATCAATGTCGGCTTTTAGAAGTCAAACAATGGCAATCGGCAACACTATCATTGATTCGTACATGGAATACCGCACTAAAAGCAATGACTATAAATTGTCAAAATCTGCTGAAAATAAGAGTGCAAAAAAAGTGGCAATGAAAAAATTTGCAAAATCGCTTATAGGGGCGACAGAATCAGCTTTGATTATAGGCGGTTTAACCACTTTAGTTAATATGCTCCTGTGGCATAAGTGGGATGATGAAAGAGATGACAAGGGAAATGTGACAGCTGAAAACATTTTCAAAAGTATTCTTGATTACAGTATGGAATCATTTGCCGGCACTTTTACTTTTGGTGATACAGCATATAGTGCCATTGCCCATATGATTGACAACGATAGACCGTTTTATGGGCTGGACTCTATGAGTCTTGAAAATGTTAATAATTTCGTTGAAAACATTTCAAAGGGCGATTATATCTTAGCAGCTACTTTGTTAGGTGATTGTTTTGGCTTGCCGGCAAGCAATATTAAGAGAATGGCCCTCAGCTTAATCTCATACTTTACCGACCTGACAAAAGGCAGAGGCGAGATTATATCCGATAATAAAGGAAATATTAACACAACTGTGCTTGTGCCGTTGATGATTAACGCTACGATTGACGGAGATACCGACAAAGCTCAATATTACGAGCAGCTTTATGTCAACACAATAATGGATACAAAGGGTAAAACCGAAAAAGAGGCTCGTGATATGCTTGAGCAGAAAGTCATAAAAGTATTATCAAAGAATAATGATGACATTGAAAAGGCGGCAGTAGCAAGAGCTAACGGTGAACTTAACACTTACGAAAGTCTCATTAACAAGGTCTCTTCCTATGGATTTGGCAAGAATGATGTTATTAAGGCCTCTAACAAGGTTATAAGTAATATTATTGCTAATATGAAAAAAGAGGGCATAACAGACGAAGATGCCGCAAAATCTGACCTTGTGGACAACCAAGGCTTTACGGAGCAGGGGGCAGAGTATGTGTGGAAAAAGATGTCATCATCGACAGATGATGAAAAATCAGAAGGAAGTATTTTTGATTCTACCGGTAACGATGACACTCTAATGTATAAGTACACTGACGCTTTTGAATATTTGAAGAACGGCGATACTGTGAACTATGAAAAGGTTGAAAAATACCTTATGGAGCATAAAGGTAAAACCAAAAGCCAAATGAAAAAGCTGATGCAGAATGCAAGCCGAACTGATCCGATGTTTGAGCAGTACATTTCAGCAAGCAAAAACAACGATGCCGATACAACACACACATTGTACAGGCAGTTACTGAATGTCTACGGTTCTGAAAGCAGATTTAAATCTGCTCTCAGAAAATATCAGGATAAAATCAAAAAGCGACAAAGCAAATAAACAAATTGAGGGCAGCGGAAACGCTGTCCTTTTTGTGTGGGTTTTAACTTTTTTGAGTCGGCAGAAAACTATATAATGTAAGTAATGATAGGGGGCGGCATTATGAATACGCTAAAATTTGAAGTATATAAAAATACCCTTAAACGCAGGGACGGATTCAATCCCGTTCTCGGCGAGGAAAAATATTCAAAAGTCAAATGCTATTTTACTGATAATGACTGGGATAACTGCTCGCTTGTGACTGCCAACTTTATGACTGACAAAGACAATGTTGTAAAAAACACGGTAAGTTTGACAGAGGATAAAACAGCGGTGTTTGATATACCGGCTAACCTTGACGGCAACAAAATATATTTCAGCATTACCGGAAGTTGTACATCTGATGACGAAAATACAACAACACTCAATACAAATATTATCGGCATTGACAGACAAAAAGGTATGCTCCCAAGTGCGACAACCAATATGAACTTATATGAAAAAATAATCGGACTTGTGAACAGCGTTGTATCAAGTTTGAAAAGCACAGTCAGTCAGCTGGCGGAACGACTGCAGTCGGCTGAAACAGCTCTTGCAGGAAAAGCCAACACAACCGATGTAAATGCCGCACTTGCTGAAAAGCTCAACTCAGTGGACATTCTCAATATTGAACCAAGTGTTAATATTGTTTCACTTTCAAATAGTACACAAACCGCAGGCGGTGTAACTGCTGAAGTAAGCAATAATAAAATCATTGTCAGCGGCACATCAACTGCGACGAAATCAATTTATCTTCCGCTCAAAAAGGCAGTAACTCTGACAGCAGGATTACCGTATTGTCTTTCATTGCAGAATTTTTCTACAACTAACACAGGCATTGTGGTTTATCCATGCAACGGTACAACAGTTTTAGATTCGTGGCTATTGTCAGAAGCAAGTGCACTAAATAAATTAGTTGCAGTATATACACCTACAGAAACTGCAACGGTTGATAACATCAGACTGCACATTGCTACAGGAAGGACAGTTGATAATTCATTTAACATTCAGATTGAACAGAACAATAAAAGCACTGTGTGGTCTGACCCTGATAATTTTGCGAGTGCGACAATTAAGGATGAATATTACGGTGAATATGTCATAAATAAAGCAGACAAGGCAGGAACTCTTACGGGCTACGGCATTACAGACGGTGTGTCAACTGAAATTTTTGATTATTCAGCAACTCGGAATTTAGCTGATATCGCAGACACTTCTGTAGCTAAGCTCGGAATAAATGTTAGATCCTTTGATAATCTAATAACTCTTTCGGGCACAAGCAATGCAACAGGATATATTTATCTGCCGCTTAAAAATCCGATAAGCCTTAATGCAGGTACAAGATACACACTGTCATTGCAGAATTTTTTAACGAAAAACGCAGGTTGTGTTATTTATCCATGCAATGGCGAAACTGTAATAAATTCGGGCTGGTTGCTATCTGAGGCAGCAGGATTAAAGGGCAATGTGAGCACATTCTCTGCAACCGAAAATGCCGAGGTTAATTCAATACGCATACACTGTGCAGCAGGAAACACTGTTGACAACAGCTTTAATATTCAGATTGAGGAAGGTTCAGTTTCGACATCATATGTAAAGCCGTTTGAAACAAAAATCAAACCGAAATATATTGACACAGTCGGTGATTATAAGATGAATTATCTGTATGTGTCGAATGATTATGATGGAAATACAGACGGATTTGGCAAAAAATATTTCAAAACAATTCTTGATGCCAACAACAGCATTAAGGATAACAGCCGTAATAACCGATATACAATTATTGTTGCACACGGAACATATACGGATTTGCAGGAAAAGTATGCAGGGGTGTCAGATGTCGGTTTAGTCGGTTATAGGGGAATTATGACAAAGGATTATGTTTATTATGAATCCGAAAACATCTATAATCCTGCGGCGACGGTAATTAAGTGGGATGGTGTGACAGGATTTGATAAATCAACCCTAAAATCAGAAGATATTATCAAGAAATGCCCATTTCATCTTGATTTGAATGTACATACCCATATCAAGGGATTTACATTTGACTGTAAAAACATCAGATATGGTATACATCTTGAGAGCGGCGGCACAGGCTATGCAACTGATTGGACAATTTCAAATTGTATATTCATATGGGGCGGCAGAGCCGACTGTACTGATTATATCAATAAAACAACCGTGCCTGTTTTCGGCTGCGGTCATAGTTTCGGCGAAACAGGTTTAATAGAAAACTGCAAAATCATACCTACGCATTGCACTATTGGTTATCAAAGTCACGATAATGCCGATAACAGCGATTTTGGCTTACCTATTAAAGTTGGCGCAAAAATCACCTTCAAAGATTGTGATTTCGGAGGTACAGAAATACAGGCACGCACGCTTAAAGGAGCATATGCTGACACGCCTAATGTACTAACAATTGACAATTGTATCAATATATCTGCTATCAATAAGATGTATGCTGCACCAGCCGACCATTGCGACTGGGATATAAAAGGAGTAAGTTAAAATGTGGGATTGGATTATACAATATTGGGCGCAGGCCCTTTTCGGTATTATACTCGGCGCTATCGTTGCAATAATAAAAACCGAGTGGAGCAAAATCAGGGCAATCGGCAAAGGCACACAGTCATTGCTCAGGGCGGAGCTTATCCGCTCGGGCGAAAAATATATTGAAAGAGGTTGGATTGAGGTTTATGCAAAGGATGCATATGACAAGTGTTACCAGTCATATCATCATCTCGGGCAGAACGGCACAATGGACGATATGCACGAAAAGGTCATGAACTTACAGACTAACCCAATTATAAGAAAGGATGAAAATAATGAACAAGAAAAAAATTAAAAAATGGGCGGTTGCGGCACTCATCAGAGCCGCAAAGACAATGGCACAGACAGCAGCGGCAACACTCTCGGTTGCGGTAGTAATGAGCGATGTCAACTGGGTTGCGGTAGGCTCGGCATCTCTGCTTGCAGGTATTCTCTCGGTGTTGACGAGTGTCGGCGGCTTGCCGGAAGTTAAGGAGGAATAAAAATGAAAACCTATATAGGAATTGAAGAGATAAAAGCTGAGCCAATGACAAGAGGCGCTTACAACATATTCAGAGGTTGGCAGATACCAACAGATGAAGATCCAGCTGACAAAGGCTATATTATTAAGCACAAAAGCGGTCATAAGCTGTGGTTGCCGAAAGAAATTTTTGAAAGTATCTTTACAGAAAAAGGCGCTAATTCTTTGAACGATACAGCCTTGCTTATGAAGAGTGCTGATTTCAAAGAGAGATTCAGAGCAGAGTATGAACAGTTGCTTATAAGATTAAGAGGTCTTATGAAAATGCTTGATTCATATAAAGCAGGTACATTACCATTTAAACCGAAATGTTCTTATGAATTGTTATACGAACAGCTTGTGAATATGAAACACTACCTTAATGTGCTTGATTTGAGAGCAACAGTTGAAGGTATAGAACTTTCAGAAAGTGAGAAATCCAATGAAAGTAACTGCTGTTGATGTAAGTTTTTGCCAAACAAATGTTGATTATAACAAGGTCAAGACTGACGGTATTGACACGGTTATTATTCGTGCCGGCTTTGGTCGAGAAACTTACCAAAAGGACGCAGAGTTTGAAGAGCACTATAGAAAAGCAAAAGCCGCAGGACTGAAAGTCGGTGTATATTGGTTTTCGTATGCGTACAGCGTTGCCGAGGTGAAAAAGGAAGCAAGTGCTTGCCTTTATTGCTTGAACGGCCGAAAACTTGATTTACCCGTGTTTTATGACCTTGAGCTTGGCTCTCAGACAAAACTTGGCAAAGATACATTGACAGCTATGGCTGTTGCTTTTTGTGAATGTATCAAAGTTCACGGCTATTCTGCCGGTGTTTATGCAAGCGCAAGCTGGTTTACAAGTTATCTTAATTATGAGAAACTTAAAAAGCAATATGCAATTTGGCTTGCTCAATGGGGAACAGGCTCTCCATGCAGTATTTGTGACATTTGGCAGTGTTCCGACAGCGGAAAGGTCAACGGAATTAATGGCAATGTTGATACCGATATTGTATATAATTCCAACTATAAGGGCGGTTCGGTAACAACAGTTACAACACCGAAATACTCCGGCATTAAAGCTGTGCAGGCTTGGGTAGGCACAACGATTGACGGTATCTATGGCTCTGACACGAAAAAACATTTGGTTATGAAGTTGCAGGAAGAGCTTAACCGTCAGTTTGGAATGAACCTTGTTGTTGACGGAATTTACGGTGTGGGCACGCATAATGCAATTGTTGTACTCTCATACGGTTGTAGAGGTAATCTTACCAAAGTTTTGCAGGGCTTGCTCATCTGTAAAGGGTATGACACAAACGGCTTTGACGGTATTTACGGTGTTGGCACAAATTCCGCAGTTAAATCATATCAGCGGACTCACTGTTTGAATGATGACGGTATCGCAGGCGGTAACACATTCAGAAGTTTGTGTGCTTAATCCAACACAAAATCCAACACGAAAAATCAAAAAGTCAGTATTTATCGGAATAATAAAGCAGAGATAATGGGTTCGAATCCCGCCGGCTCAGCCATAAAAAGGTGCTTGCATAATCTTGTAAGTGCCTTTTTCCGTTGTATCAGTCTTTCGGTGGGTTACATTTTTCGGACAGGTTTTGTAAGCATCAATGGCAGACACTAATTTGCAAAAGATGTTAAAAAACTCTTGACCTAAAGTTAGCTTTAGGCTGTATAATAAAGCCAAAGAGAAACTTCTCTGATTTATATTTAAAATTTATGCGATAAGGAGCTCTGATTACGATGTATATTGAAAAAATAAACGGACCGCAGGATGTTAAGAAGCTCAGTCTTGATGAGCTTAACGCTCTTGCATCGGAGATGCGTGACGCTTTACTTCACCGTGCAAGTGTCCACGGCGGTCACTTCGGTCCGAATTTCGGTATTGTAGAGGCTACAATTGCCCTTCATTATGTATTTGATTCACCACATGACAAGTTTGTGTTTGATGTTTCACACCAGTCATATCCTCATAAAATCCTCACAGGCAGAAAAGAGGCATATATTGCACAGGAGCATTACGATGATGTAACAGGCTATACAAGCCCCATAGAGAGCGAACACGATATTTTTACTGTCGGTCATACCTCAACCTCTGTCAGCCTTGCCTGCGGACTTGCAAGGGGCAGAGATGTAACAAACGGCAAGGGTAATGTTATTGCACTCATCGGTGACGGATCAATCAGCGGCGGTGAGGCTCTTGAAGGTTTTAATGTTGCCGGTGAAATGGATTCAAACCTGATTATTATAGCAAATGATAACCAAATGTCGATTGCAGAAAATCACGGCGGACTCTATAAAAATCTCAAACTTCTTCGTGACACAGACGGCAAGGCTGAATGTAACCTTTTCAAGTCAATGGGGCTTGATTATGTATATGTCAAGGACGGCAACAATATTGAAGAGCTTATCAAGGCTTTTAAGTCTGTAAAAGATATTGATCATCCTGTTGTTGTTCATATTAACACTCTTAAAGGTAAAGGTTATAAGCCTGCTGAAACTGACAAAGAAAGCTGGCATTGGTGTATGCCGTTTGATATTGAAACAGGCAAAACTACTGTTAATTTCCCTGATGAGGAGGACTACAGCTCAATTACAACAGAATATCTCAGAAATAAGATGAAGTCTGACAAGTCAGTTGTGGCGATTACAGCCGGTACTCCGGCACTTTACGGCTTTACTCCTGATGAAAGAAAAGCATTCGGCAGACAGTTTCTTGATGTAGGCATCGCAGAACAGACAGCTGTTGCAATGGCAGCTGCTATCGCAAAGAACGGCGGCAAGCCCGTATTCAATGTTTACAGCTCATTTATCCAGAGAACCTACGATCAGCTTTCACAGGACTTGTGCATTGACTCAAACCCTGCAACAATCCTCGTGCAAACTGCGTCGGTAAACGGTATGACAGATGTTACACACCTCGGAATTTTTGATATTCCCATGATTTCAAACATTCCTAACCTTGTTTATATCGCTCCTACGACCAAAGAAGATTACCTTGCTGTTCTCGACTGGAGCATTGAGCAGACAGATTACCCTGTTGCAATTCGTGTTCCCGTTGCAGAACTTGTTTCAACAGGCAAGCCTTGCACAAAGAATTTTGCAGAACTTAATAAATATGAAGTTGCTCAACAGGGCGGTAAAATTGCCGTAATCGCACTCGGTTCATTCTATGGAATGGGCGAACAGGCTGCAAAGCTTATTGAAGAAAAAACAGGCACAGCACCTACTCTTATCAATCCTTACTACATTACAGGCGTTGATACAGAGCTTCTTGAAAGCCTCAAGAAAGACCATGATGTTGTTGTAACACTTGAAGACGGAGTGCTTGACGGTGGTTTTGGTGAGAAGATTGCCCGTTTCTACGGTCCGTCAGATGTTAAGGTTATCAATTTCGGTCTTAAAAAGGAATTCCTTGACAGATATAATCCTGCCGATGTCCTCAAAGAAAACCGCCTCACACCCGAACAGATTGCAGAAGATGCAGTCGCTTTGATTTAA